AGTTTTCGGAATTACGGTTGTAAACGGATCTTTTACGGTAACACGTAGTGTAGTAGCTACTTTAATTGGTTTAACTAATAATTTAGCCTTTGATTGGGTGAGAATGTAATTATATGAGCATATTAAAAATAATAACATTAGAAAGTGGTGCGTTTTTGCACAATGACAGCATTGACGGCGATTTCTTTTTGGGTAAATTCTATTTTAAACAAGAATTCAACAAAGCTTTTATAGTTGAAGCATACGGAGCAAAAAGACGAACTTATTTAGTTACTGAAATTAAAGTTTTTGCTTTTGGAGGAACAGAAGAAAGTTTTACAAATTGGACGACCTTATTTAATCGTTTAACCACTTTAGGTTATAACGGAATTGAAACAAATGGATTGATTCCTGCGAATATTGAAACTACAGCAAACAAAACCGATGTAATACTAGGCAACGAAAGGAGTTCTATAAAGTACCCAAGCGTTAAAGGAGTGGTCGATTGGGTAACTTTATTATTCGTGCCAAAAACACGAACCTTAACTATAAACGGCACAACGCAAGACTTAAGCACAAACAGAACTTTTACGGTGTCTGGTGGCGATAATTCACCAAAAGCCACTAATTTAATAATTGTTAACTCAGGTTTAAACGGTGTTATAAATTACGGTCATATGTCAACCCCGTCTTTAAGCGGAGGTGCTTTTGTAAATGTAGCAGGCGCTAGAATTAGTGGATTAGCAGTTACAAACATGAGAAGTACAGCCTCAACAATTGGAAGTTTTACAGCTTTAACTTGGCAAAATTTCGCAAGTTTACCCGCTAAATCTAAGGCGGTGGGTTTTTTTGCAATAGGTAGCAATTCAGCTATTGCGACATCTAGGACTTTTGCGGGCTATTATAACTCAGGTTTTTCGCTAAATAACATTAATTATAGTATAGCTTGTTACGCAGGTTTTTTAAACGATACAGGCGATGCAAATTTGCAGTTTTGCAGAGTAATATCTGGCGGCACACAAGTTAAAACAGATTTAGGGGTTAATTTTCCAGCCAGATATACTAACGGGCAAAATGAGTATAAATTTTTAATAGAAATAGTTTCAGCGACAACTGTAAATTATAAAATTAAAAACTTAATAACAGGAAATATAGCTTCGGGGACTTTTTCAGATTTAGCTTTAGTAGGCTCGGTAAATCTAGCTATTGCAATGAATAACAATACTACAGCCGTTCAAACAGATTTAAAATTTCATTCACTTATATATGAGGAAAATTATGAGTTTTAAAATATCAAAAATAAGCGGTAAATTATACGATGAAAATTTAAATATAATTCCCTTCGATACCAATAATGAAAATTATTTAGAATTTGAAAATTGGCTAAAACAAGGGAATCAAATAATTTATTTTGCAGGCACTGAGCAAGAAATTTCTGAAGCAAACGCTCCGATAGTTCCTAAAGAAGTCGCAAACATGAACTTTAGACTTGCGTTAATTCACTTTGGAATATATCCAAGTGTAATTGACACTGCTTTCGCTTATATGCCAGAGGGACAAGAAAAAGAAGAGTATTTATCACTTTGGAACTTTGCCAATACAATGGAAAGAAATAACCCTAAATTGATTGCAATGGCTTTAGAGTTCGGTATTAACAGCACACAACTAGATGAAATTTTTAAATATGCTGACACATTATGATATACATTGCTTTAATTTTAGTTTACGCTTTTTACTTGTATAAACATTCAAATAGCGAATTTTTTAACCAACCCCGTGAAATACTAGCCGTAAAAAGACAGCTTTTAATCATGGTGTTAAATGATTTCGAGATAAAAGACATTAGCCGTTGGTTAGAGGCATACGATGCGTTCAGAAATTACCCGACTTATTTTAAATACGATGGTGCCACGATAGTCAGAGATATAGACACAATCTTTCAATACGATGCACCCGCTGGTAACCACGACTACGGGTATCTTATGATAAAAAATAGTCCTTATTTCAGATGGCTAAAAGAAAGTTTCGAACTAGATTTACAATATGTAAAAGATATGAGAGCGTTACAAGTTGATTTCATAAGCGCATACATCCGACTAATCGGGCTAATTATTTTAAAACCATTTTATCCATTAACACAAATATTTTAATTATGCCAGCAGTACCTAAAACAAATTGTCAAGTTTGCAGAATAGCAAAATCAGTAAACGAGAAAATAAAAAAGAACTCTAAATTGTACGCATTTTTTGCGATTATAATTATTGAGTTGTTTTCTCTTAAAATTCAAGATTACGTAACCCCCGAAAAATACGTAGAATTCATTTACCCTTTGCTTGCACAAATAGATTTGTTTATTATTTTTGTTGCAGTAAATTATCATTCTGAAAGGTTAAGATTTTGTAAAAGACAAAAATTAATTACTATGTTTTTAGCTAGTTATTATTTTTTAAATATTTTATTTATACTTATGCCTATTTGCTGGACTACCTACTCAGGATTGGTAAATTATAGTGTTTTATCAGTCATCGGACTATTATTTATATCGACATGGAGAAATATATAAACGAAATAAAAGCCTTTTTATATGGGCTTGTAATTTATTTACAAATAGATAAAGAAATAGCTAGTGTTTTAGTTGTTTTAATTTTAGCAGATATGTTTATAGGCGGAATAAAAGCGGCAGTAGTTCCAAATATGTATTTTAGATTATCCACTTTTTGGGCGGGACTATTGAAAAAATCTTTACTTTTAATTATTATAATGGTTTTGGCTTTAGTTTCAAAAGGATTAGGATTTTCAGATTTTAAACTTATGGTAACTATCGTAATGAAAATAATGGTCCTAAATGAGGGTATTAGCATTTTTACTTCTATTAGGTCAATAATTTCAAAGAAGGAGTTTAAAAGCAACGATTTTATTTCGATATTAATTGAAAAAATAGAAAAATATTTAACGAAATACATGGAAAAATTAATTAAAATGTTTGACGAAAATAGTACTTGTTTATGAGAGATATAAAATACATCGCAATACATTGCACAGCTGGACCAGCAACGCAAACCACAAAAGCAATTAAAGATTATTGGAAAAATAATCTAGGTTGGAAAAGTGTCGGTTACCATTACCTAATTAGTGCCGACGGAACAATTGAACAACTAGCACAAGAAAGCGAAATTACAAACGGAGTAGCTGGTTTTAATTCTGTTACTGTTAATATAAGTTATAAGGGCGGTGTAGATGCAAGTAATAAACCAAAAGACACTAGAACACCACAACAAAAAGAAAGTATCTTAAAACTATTGAAAGAGTTGCGTAAACGTTACCCAAAAGCAATCATACAAGGTCATAAAGATTTCCCTAACGTTAAAAAAGCGTGTCCATCATTTGACGCAAAAAAAGAGTATAGCACTATTTAGCTATAAGCTAAAATATAACAATATTATGTAATAAAAAACCCCTTAGCAAATAGTTAAGGGGTTTTGTTTTAAAATATTACACATGTGGAATCTGTATAGTTGCCTTTGAGGGAATCGAACCCACCTGTAACCTACTACGCTTTCTATTGATTATGAGTCAAAGGCGATAAAAGGCAATTTTAAACAACAAATATACAAAAAAAATCCGTACTACAAAAATAATACGGACTTAATTAATCAAACAAACATTAATAGGTGACACTATCAATATTTTCTACCTTTTAAATTTATGCGCTACGCAAACATACAAAAAAAATCCGTACTACCAAAATAATACGGACTTTTTAACAACCAAACTAAAAAAACTAATTATGAAAGTGCTAAGATACAAATTAATTCTTTATATTTGACAAACTAAAAAAATATTTTATATGAAAAACGAAAAAATAACCTATAAGGGTAAAATTGTATTAAACGCTTTAAAGAAATATCCAAACGCTTCTACAATGGCTATTTCTAGAATAATACTAAAAGAAAATCCTTTAGACTTCACAAACTTAGAAAGCGTTAGAACTATTGTCAGAACCTACAGAGGAGAAAGAAAAGGTAAAACTCCAAAAACAACAGACATCACAGAATTTAAAAGAACCGAACAAACTAAAAAAAATTTTATGAAAAAACAATTTGAATTGCCAGAAAGCGACTACGAAAAAAGCGAAGTATTTAACGTTCCTAAAGGACAAAATAACGTATTAGTATTATCAGATATACATATACCCTATCAAGACAACAAAGCGTTAGAAATAGCTTTAAATTACGGTTTAGAAAATGGAGTCAATGCAATTTATTTAAATGGAGATACAATTGATATGTACCAAGGAAGTAGATTTATTAAAGATAGACGTTTAAGAGATTTAGCAGGAGAATTAGAACTTACTAGACAATTTCTTAAAACGCTAAAAGATACTTTTAATTGTCCTATTTATTTTAAAATTGGTAACCACGAGAAACGTTGGGAGGATTATTTAAGATTGAAAGCTCCAGAATTATTAGGGATTGACGATTTTAAACTTGAGCAAATTTTAAGATTTAGAGAGTTTGGCGTTAACTTAATTAAAGATAGGCAAATAGGATATTTAGGAAAATTACCAGTTCTTCACGGTCATGAGTGGTTTGCTGGGTTTGCCCCACCTGTTAATCCTGCTAGAGGTTTATTTTTAAAAGCCAAAGAAAGTTGTATAATCGGACACCACCACACGACAAGTGAACACACAGAGAAAAGTTTAGGCGGTAAAATTACAACTTGTTGGAGTACTGGGTGTTTATCTGGATTAGAGCCAGAATATAATCCATTTAACAAATACAATCATGGTTTTGCGCACGTTAAAACAGATAAAAACGGAGATTATACTGTTAAAAACATTCGTATTATTGATTATAAAATCGTTTAACATGAGCGCATTACAACGAATAAACAGAGTGCAAAAATTCTACTACGACCGTGGAGTTTGCAAAGAATCGGTAAACAAAGTATTAAGAAATATTTTAAAATTAAAATATGAAAAAGTTCACAAATGACGAAATAGAAAAAATATATTTAGATTTAATTTCCCCTATTAATTTTAGGGGGAATTTTAAAAACGATATTGAATTTAAAAATTATTTAAACAATAGAAATTTAGATGATTTAAACATATTAATGAGTAAATTTGTAGAAGCTCAAGATTATGAAACTTGCTGTTTAATTAGAGATTCAATAAATGATTATAAACTTAAAAAATTAATGAAATGAAAAAATTATTATTATTAACTGCTATGATTTTTATAAGTTGTACCAGTGAAAGTTCACACGTAGTAAATGAAAACTCTAATAATAGAATTAAAATTCAAGAAAAAAGAGTTATTAGTGGTCATTTATTT